CTTGAAATGAACTACCTTTAATGATAAATGTAGATAATTCGTTAATACAGTCATAATCTTCAATAATTAATTTATTATCTTCTACTAATTGTTTTAGATTAGAACATCCAATTTTCTTTACTGCTTTAGTTGTTCTTACCCCCAATTGCGCTCGGCCACCACTGAAGCCCCCTCCAAGGACTTGTCCCGCACGCCCACGCATACTAGCCATAATAAGGTTGTCATACTCCAAATCAAACTGCATAGTTGATGCAACTTGTTCACCGATATCATTTACCTCAATCATTACAAATGCTTGATTATATGCTTTAGCTACTTCATGAATTTTGGTGGGAAATAGTAGAGGTTTTATTTCATTATCTCTGTATTTTGCAACTACCTTATATGGTATAGTTGTTATATCAAACACTAAGAAAGCAGAATAATCATTTTGTGTACCTCTTGCAACATCAGCAGTAATAATATATGTACTTTTCTCTAATGGCATTTCATATAAATCTAAACCAGAATTGGATCGTATAGGAGTCCTATATGTCAATTGTTTTAATTTTGTTGGTGATATAAGTGTATCGATAGACCCTAAAAACTCGCACTCAAATTCAGAATTAAATTGTGATTCGGAAGTGTTTCGTATTGTTTCTTCTTTCCAAGCTGCATCTCTCCCTGGCACTTCACTCCAATGTACTTCAGTAGGAATATAGTTATTACGTCCTTCCTCTGCATCTACCCATAGTTTATAAAATTGATTCATGCCATGTGGTGTAGAAACAATAATTACCTTTGTGTTTTGGCCAGAGGTAATTGTAGGATAAACAGATGCAAAGAACTGATCAGCTACATTTGTAGGAACAAACGCAAACTCATCTAGGAAAATTACATTATATGAACCACCACGAATTGCACTTGAAGATGTTGCAGCTGCAAGAATTTTACTGCCGTTCTCTAGTTCTATATTACCTTTGTTCCAAGCAATAATACCTTGTTGCATCCATTTAGGAAGGTTTTCATATGCAAGCTGCAATCTTCCTAAAATGTCTCTTGCGGTGGTTGATTTATTGGCAAGATCTGCAACTGTTGTGTTTGGATTAAATAAAACATAATGTAAAAGGTATGATATAATAATTGTTGATTTACCTGATTGCCTAGGAAGTTTAAAAATGGTAAACCTATTTTCATGCATAGTGTCAACCATTCCCTCTTGGAAATTATACATATCAAAAGGAACTAATCCATGATCCAAAGAAACAATCCGAACATAATTTTTTATAAAATAAATAGGAGACTCAGAACATTTTTGGTACTCTACAATTTCATCTTTAGTGAAATTATGAGATAGTCCTGTTCTCTTTAAATTTGGATTGCCGAGGTAGGCATTACTATCAGTTGACATTAGAGGCACCTATTAAAAAGTTACACGCTATACTTATTCTTATTGAATCTGTAAGGCTTGGAGACACACCATGTTCTAACCAACTTGGAAATAATATTGCTTCACCTGATTCAAATGGTCGTTTACTTATATGATTAGTATATGGGATTTTCTTAAAATGATGTGAGGAATCCATAGCTTCTTGAAGTCTGGGGTCTTTAAAATAAAGTCTCGCATCATCTGTTTCAGTAACATAGTATACACAAGACCAACTAGCCTCTTCATGAATATGCGGCATAGTATATTCACCCATTCTACTCAAGTTTGCCCAATTATTAATCATTCTAATTTCTGCATCATCATTATATACATCACTTAGAATATTATTCACATTAACTATCAATGATTTCTTTAAATTAGAAAATACATCAGAGGATTCAAATAATTCTTTATTACTTTGCCATCCACTACCCTGCACTGGATTAAACTTAAATCCTAAACCCTGACTTTCTCTTTTTAAAATATCAAAATATAATTTGTCATTATGTATATTTCTATCATCAATCTTAAAACTGTATACCGTCGTCGGCCATAAGTTTTGTCTTTCAACTTTCATAATATAATCCTAACCTTCAGATTTTCCTTTTATCAATTTTTGTAATTCTTTTGTACTACCAACGAACAATGCGTTAGTAACACTCTTTGGTGCATTATTGGGAACCTCTTTTAGTTTTCTCATTTTTTCTTGTAAATCACCTAGTTTTTCGGTAACTTCTGAGACTTGTTTGATAAGATTTCCAGCAACCTCATATGCTCTTGGATGCTCTCCTTCTCTTGCAAGCTCCAATATTCCTTCAATCGCAGTAGAACCTTGTTCCACCAACCGATAAAAGTTTTCTCTTTGGTATTTGTAATCAGCATCTACTTCATCACCAACCAATTCATCTGGAACTTTGTTTACAATTTCTTGTGGGGGCATTTTCAATGGTAAAGATTCAACCACACCCAAGGCTTTATCTATAGAATTACTCATCGGTGCCTGTTACAGGATTAAAGTTCTTCGCATCCTCAAAAAACGATGTTACTTCATTGAAACCAAAATCATCATCAGCATCGGCGCTGGTTGGATTTGGTGTAACTGTAAGCCTCTGCTGGCGTGTGGGTGATTTGTCAGGCAAATCAGTATATGCATCAACCTGTACCGTCTTAATAACCCTACTAGAAGTAACGGGCCCATATAGATAGAACTTACAAGTGAAATCTAGAGTATAAATGATTGCTCGCCTTGTGGTGAAATCACCCTGATAATCATCTTCATAATTAATACTGTTTAGAATAACAGGTATATCTTTTTTAACACCCATATCAGCGTTATCATTCATCGTGATTGTGTAATCTGGCTGAAAGTATGGAAGAATCTGCTCACCAATTTGTAGAGCATCATCTGATTGTTTTGCGAGAATATAAAGTTGAAAATTAACATTGTAAGGAACAGGCATATATTGCGTGTCCAACCTTTTTGTATCATCAGTATCAACTTTCTTAAACTTCTGAACACGATTTAATTTTCTTGCGGGATCATAGGTAAGCCCTGTAATCTCAAAACCGATACGAGGCAAAGTAACAGCAACTGCTTTACTAAGGTCTGGATCATCATTCAAGCGAACAAGAAACTTCTGCCTTGGACCATATGCCAAAGGAACCTTCATGGTCTGTTGAACTTTTCCAGCATTATCCTTACGGACTAACTGAATATTGTTAAAAATTGTTCCGAAACCCACAACTATATTGCGTACTGTTTCGTGATAGAACTGCTGCCCTAGCATTATATATTCTCCCTATTCATTATATTTATAAGATTTATTTTATCCTTCTAGTGCTGTTATTCGTGTTTTAAGTGATTCAATAATAACCTGCTGTTCTTGGATGGCTGCTGTGAGGGTAGCCACAACAAACGATGTATCGACGCCTTGGTACTTCGGCTTACCTTCAGCATCCACGGCGTCTTTCTCGCCGGACACCGCATCAGGTACTACTTCTTGAAGTTCGTGTGCGATGAACCCTTGCCCATCTACGCCACCTTCTTTCCACTTGTAAGTGACGGGTTTGAGTTTGGCTACTTTTGCCAACGCTCCTGTCATGGGGGCGATGGTGTTCTTTAGGCGGTAATCGGATGTCGTATTATAAGCAACGGCTCCTGTTTGAGCGACCCTAGAAATGTAACCACATAAAGTCCCACTGTTTGCTCTAAACACAGCAAAATCTACTGCGTTCGTATTTCCAACAACATAAACTTCAAGCCCGTTTCCAGTACAATCAAGACTTAGTCTTGCGCTGCCTCTTACTGTCGTACCCCCCGCTAGCACGTTGCCGCTGGCGTCGATGCGCATACGTTCTTGCCGAGAATTAGCCCCAGTGCAAAACGAAACCCCATCAGAGCCGTTGATGCTTAAGCCATCAGCGTTGCCGTCCCCACCATGGTCATATGCACAAATTGACAAGTTAAAAATATCACTAGCAGTTAATCCAAGGGCAGGTCTGAAATTTAAAACGCCACCAATACTTGATGTAAGTGAGCTACCAGCAAATAGCGTTATACCAGCACCAGCAAGCGAAGTAGCTCCATCTGGGCCAACATCTAATAGATACTTAGGAACTGTCCTACCAATACCGACGTTGCCAGCGTCGCTAATGCGCATACGTTCTGCAACAGTGCCAGCAACCCGTGTTTGAATAGCCATGTAAGAGGCTGTCGCAGTTGCATCAGCCCTATCAAAGTCAATAAATCCGAGTTGGTAGGCTACACCACTATTATTAGCCGAGTAGTTGTCCCACCTACATCTGTCCCCAGCGCCGCTTCCTGTCTTATTAGAAGCTAACCTAAAAACAGTAGCTGTCGCGGCGGGTGCTGCAATTTCTAAGTGTGTTGCAGGAACCCCCGTCCCTATACCGACCCGATTATTCCCGCCATCGACAAAAAGCATGTTGGCGTTGCCACTTGATTCCACCCGGAAATCTAGGTCTTGAGCCGCCTCATTATAAATTGTTTCGGTAGAATTAAACAGCGCCCTGCTTCTTAC